CCGTAGCCGGAGTTGAACTTAAAGTTTCCGCTTGAATCAATCCGCATCGCCTCTGCACCGCCCTCGCCAAAGGCAATCGTATCAGCCGCAGGGAAAAACACACCCGTGTTAGTGTCGCCAGTCGAAGTTATCGCCGGAAGAGCCGCAGTTCCTGCCGTGAACTCTGCCTGACCAGACGCATTAATACGCATCCTCTCAGTGCCACCCGTCGAGACAGCTACGATATCTGTGCCGTAGAACACACCCGTGTTGGTATCAACACCCTGCACTGCTGGAGTAGCAGCAGAGCCATCAACACCAGCTATACCTGTGGTTCCGTTTATGGTGATACTCATGTCCATGCTCCGACTGAAGTGACTGTAGTAGACCCAATAGGACGGATACGGAAATACGACCCGATGCCGACAATAGCCGCAGCCGCAATACCAAGTGATACTTGCGGGATAATTGTGCCGGATGCGGACACATTAATGATACCTGAAATACTAGCTTGGCCAACCGTGTTTGTGGACGCCGAAGCTAATGTAGTGTTAGCCGCGACATTGTACGAAGATTGCAAAGCATTAGGCGTAGCAGCCGTGCCTGTGCCTTTTTGCCCTAAAGCCAAATAAGATTGTGTAAAAGTAGCCGTACCGCCTAAAGCAAATCCAAATGAGCCTGAAGTCGCGCTCATAGCACTGAGTGAGTAGGCGCACTCAAATTCATAAGTTCCGGCGGTCAATGTAACTTGTCCACTAGCAGGCGTGTTGAACAACTTTTGCGCGGCTGTCTGCGATGTAAGCGTATAAGCAGCCTGCAACAGAATAATCTGTTCAGCCATTATGACACCACGTTGCAAAGCCGTAGGTGTAGCATAAAACACAGTGCCATCGTATTCTACTGCACCAGCGGTTGCGGTTGTTAAATTTGTTCCAGATGTAAGATTAAAAGGAGCAGCAGATGCCGTCCCTGCTGATAAGGCAGCACCCGTAATCGTCGGGCTAGTTAATGTTGGACTAGTTAATGTCTTGCCAGTTAGTGTCTGAGTAGCCGCTAGACCTACAAGCGTGTCAGTCACGGCAGGAAGTGTGAGCGTGTTGGTTCCGGCGACAGCAGGGGCGTCTATTGTTATTGACCCAGATGTTGCTCCATTGAGTTTTACAGGCATTAGACAATACTCCATGTGCTGCCAGAAGGAACGGTGACCGTAACGCTGCTGTTCACAGTGATTGGTCCAAATGTTCCGGCGTTTTTGCTGGCGGTAATCGTGTAATTGGATGTCACGGTCTGACCGTTTTCAATGAAGATTTCGTCAGTACCACCACCCGTGGCACCGCCACCGACCGTACCCCAAGCCGTGCCATTGTAGCCCTCGAACTTAGTGCTGTCAGTGTTAAACCGAAACATGCCAGATGCAGGTGAGCCGCTGCGGTTAGCTGTCGTACTTGCTGGAACCTTGATCTGGCCCGTGCCAGACATCGTGATATCCGCAGTAACTGTCGTAGCACCAAGAGTCTTGTTTGTCAGCGTCTGTGTGCCAGCTTCTGTCGCAGGGGCGTTGGCAACTTCAACAACATTGGTACTATCTGTATAGACAATAGCTTTTTTGCCCGCTGCAATAGTAACGCCCGTTCCCGCCGTTGTTTTTACAAGCACCGAAATAGAAGTATTATTGAACAAAAGATAAGGTTTATCAACAGTCGGAACAATAACTGTATGAGTAACTGTTGGTGAACCAGTAAACTCGATAACGTAATTACGCCCTACTGAAGTTGCACCATCGGGAATTGTAAGGGTAGTAGTCGCACTAGCCCCCGTAAGTGCCTGTGTAGTGTAACCAGCGATAGCCTCTTCGACCAACGTACCGAGGTTCGTATTGGTCGTGTCACCCCACGTACCGGACTGATCGCCAGTACCCATCAAAGTAAGTTTAAGATTAGTTGAGTAAGTACTTGTCATGCCAAAAACCTCTAGGCGGCTATCTGAGTCCAGTTTGGAGACTGAGATGGTGTGATGGGACTATACCCCGGAACTTGATTTGGTGCAATCGTTACCCACGCAGGAATTTGGGCCGGAACAATCTGACCCCAGACAAGAACCTGTCCAGCAAACCCCGTAGCAAATACACCTGTGACATTAACATTTGCTCCCGCCGTGACAGATACTGAGCCAACATCGCCTGTTGCAGATACACCTGTGACATCGACAAGGTTAACGCTTTCAACAGTAACCGTACCAACTTCACCAGTTGCCGCAATACCCGTTGGAAAGACGTTTGCATCAAACTGCGTATCAACAGTTCCAACAGATCCCGTGGCCTCAACACCCGTGACACTGACATTGGCGTCCGCCGTGACAGTTGCTGTTCCAGCACTGCCTGTAGCAGAAACACCCGTAAGGTCTACATTGACATCTACCGTGGCAATCGCCGTACCAACAGTACCCGTGGCAGAAACACCCGTAAGACTTACATTGGCATCTGCTGTGACAGTTACCGTACCAACAGCACTTGTGGCAGTAACACCCGTTAGACTTACATTAGCGTCAGCCGTGACAGAAGGAGAGCCAACCTGTCCAGTTGCAACCCCAATATCAATCGCACCCGTGCCAAACGCACCCAGACCCCATCCTTGGGATCTAGACCATCCTTCAAAGGCTACGACTGCATCGGTCATTACTCATCACGCTATGCGAATAATGGCACTGGAAGCATCGTTTGTCGGGAAAATAATGGAAAATGTTCCCGCAGATGCTGTCTTATCTGCACCAAAATCTAACACAACGACAGATTTATTTGCCTGTGTAAAATTATAAATCAGTGCGCCGCGAGCAGTAAATGACGCTGTGGACCACGTAGAATCGGCAAAGTCAGCAAAAGCTGTCGTGCCTGACGAGGACGTAGCACCTGAAGCAAGCGTATTGCCTCCCGCCACATATGCAGAGCCAGACGTGTTTGTCGTTTCATTGGTTGCAGAGTATGCGGTTGTCGAGGCGTCAAGCGTTGCCGAAGACGTGTACAGAGCGATATTAAACGTGTCCGCTGCTCGAACAGGTGAAGAGGCGGACGCAGAGATTGCGTGTACGCCGCTCATCAGTTGCAGCTTGAACGATGTCGTCATGAAGTTTCCAGTAAATGCCATCACGGCCTCCTTATAAGTTCAGCTAATTGTGGTTGACCAGCTTCTGTCACCAGATGACTGACCGTGGATCTGTCGCATTGTATAGCACGTTTCATGTAGTGCAGTATAACCTGTTCCACCTGATTTTGGAATGCTATTGCTTGACCTCGGATTACATCCGGGGCAGTAGCCGATACATCGACAATCCTCTTCGACGCCTGTTCCGCCCAAAACTCCGGTGGATGACCGCCATTGTCCGACGTAACTACCTCAACTGTAAATGTTCCGGTTTGCATCGCTGGAGTAAACATCAATTAGCCTTCACTCTGATAAGACCATCACGATAAGCATCGTCGTTCTCACGACCTTCACCATAGTTCTTGAGACGGGTAAGGGCCTCAATAAACCGTTGGTTGTACGTGTTAAGAAGTTCGTTCTCACCCTTCATAAACGTATAAGCCTCTACCAGAGATCCATACAAAAGGGCTTCGATAGCGTTGTCTCCAAGCCATGTAGTTGCAGAAACTGTAATACTGGCGGGCTTGTAGTAATAGTGAATTTCAGTAACAAACGCGGCGTTTGGCACCGGGGCAATCAAGAAGTTGTCCTTGTCAAACAAGGCGTAGTACTTCGGAATACCCGTCGCCTCGGTCGGGTTATACTCCTGTAGGTACTCCACGTCCTTGTTCAACAGGATAATCTTTGACCCAGACGACGTGATCATCAGGCTAAACGGTGCTAGAAAATCTGTCGGGGCTGTCAGAAACTTATTTGAGGCCGTCATCGTGCCTGTGGCGTTCTTCCTAAAGTCCTCAAGATCAACAGCATAGAAGATGCGTTCTTCGGCACTCTGGATAAAGTTGTCGATGTTCGCCGAGAATGTCGTCTCGTCGTACTCTGTGTAGTCCTTAATGGCTTGCACCAACGTAGCGTATGTCCAGCCCATCAGAGTATCTCCACCGTAACGTCTGTTAACTCACCAAGTGCCTGTGACCCTTCAGCGGATACAGATACATCTTCCGTGGCCAGAACTTCAACAACGCCAACCTGCGTAATCATCTGCAACAGGTTGTACTCTATAAACGGGAAAATGTCAGTACCAACTGGTACGTCCATCGGCTCAATACGAGATGGTCTTGGTGCAACCAACGCCTGTGGCTCAGGTGGCGGAAAGATCGGGTCCAACTGAGGATGCTTCGCCTCCCAGCACTCCGTGCAGGTCCTAAGACCATTCCACTCTTTTGCCAGCAAATGATAATCGTATTGAAATCCGCACC